GCCGACACTGCCGTATCGCTCGAACACAATAGGATGAACGTTGGAGGCCAGGGTGCAGACGAAGCGCTGGTAGATTTGGCTCGAACTCATGGCTACGACGTCCACGAATCCTCTGGCCATCGAGCCCGACAAGGAAGGCCAATTGGTACCGCTATTGACTACGGCGCCATTGGTCCAGATGTACCGCGTGTTGGCCGTAGTCAGCGTGTTGGCGTCGGCAGCGCTGCTCAGGGTCGTTTGCGTCATGGCGCTCGCCATGTCCGCCACTTCCTTCCAGTACGACCAATTGGTCGTGTCGCCTGTTTGAACGCGCCACCACTTACGGAATGGCGAAGTGCGCGTGCTGATCTCCTGCAACGTCGCATTCCCGAAGTTCTGGACCTCGAGGAAACACGTGACGCCGGCCGCCGGGTAATTGTTCGCCAGGGTCGCTGCCGACGACTGATTCTGCCAGTACACGCCGGGCACGGTGTAGGTGTTCAGGTCGTGCGCCGTCGTGGGCAGTACCTTGGCGACGCTGGCCCGCACATAGGCAGACGTGCCCCAGGTATACCAGCCGTCACCGTCCACATAGACGTCCCCGCAGTTTGCGGTCGGCAGGTCGGAAGCGATCGAGATCGGCTGCGTGACGCGCCAGTCGCCCCAGGTGGTGGAACCGTTGCCGATGCGCTGGAACACAATGGGACGTCGCGTGGACGATGGCGTCATCGAGCAGGTCTGGATCATCCACGATCCCGTGATGACCACTACCGACAGGGAGCCGGAGGAATTCACAGCGGTGGGCGGGAAGTTGAGCCCGCCACTTTGAATCGTGCTGGAGTTCCAGGTGTAGTAGGTGTTGTCGGCATTCAGCTTGTTCATGTCCACACCCGAGCCAGTCAGGTAGGTGTGCGTCATCGCCTGATCGAAGCGCGCCAGCTCGAACCACGGCCCCCAGGTTTTCGAGGTGCCGAATCGGATGCGCAGGAACATGCGCGGATTAGACGCCGGGTTCGTGACGTAGAGCTGCGTGACCTGCAGGTTTCCCCCGGTCGCCGTTTCCACCATGAGCATGCCAGCCAGCACGACTGGATAGTTCAGCTCCGGCAGCGCCGTGGCGTTGCTGTTCATGCAGTAGGTGCCGGGCGTGTCGAAGTCGTTCAGGTTGTCGGCAACGCCCAACGACTTGCCCAGCACGCCAGGAATCTGGTCCTGCGGGATCTTCTTGTTGGCGTCCAGCGTCGCCACGCCGCTCGCCGCACCCATCAACGAGGTACGCACGGCCTCGTCCCAAGCGGACCACGTGCCAACCACCAGCGTGCGGAAGAACAGACGATTGGAATTCGCCGCCACGTACACCTGCACGATGCCCGTGGTGCCGGCCGCCTGACCCGGGTGAATGCCCGACAGCACCAGCAGCACACCAGAGTGGCCGATCGGATAGTTGGTGCCGCCGGAGGCGGTGTTGGATGAGCCTACAATCCAGATCCCGCGCTGCGTGTAGTCGTTCAGGTTTTGCGCGCCCGGCATGACGCCCATGAAGCCGAACACGCCCGCGAAGTTCGGGATCTCCGTCCATTCCACCCAGCTGCCTGCCGTTCCCGTCTGCGTGCGCACAAAGACACGCGTGCCGGCGGCCGACGACGCCCTGGCGGTGAATCGCTGCATGACCACCACGGACGACGCCGTGTTGTCGGGGATCACCTCCAGCCAACCTTGGCTGGCAATCGGGTAGTTGGCCCCAGCGCTGACCCCGGCCGACGTCGCCTGCACGTACATGCCCGGCGCCGTGTAGGTATTCAGGTCATGCGCCGTAGTGGGCAGGCGCAGCGAGTGCGGCGCATACCCCATCGGCAACCGGCCGTTCCCGTCCAGCGGGGCAAAGCCGTTGGCCGCGCCCTTGCTATCCCAAACGCTCTTCAGCTCGAGATTGAGCCTCGAGAAGTTCGTGTTGACCTTCTGCATCGCGCTGCGCAGCGGGTCGCCCTTCCGGTCGTTGGCGGCCTGGCCGATATTGATTTCTTCGAGAGTCGCCATAGCTGTCAGGGTTTGAATTTCTGCTTGAAGGTGACGGTCAACGTGAACCAGCCGCCACCGATGGGAACAGGGCTGTATCCCTGCTCCATGAGAAAGACCGCCTGTTGGCCCATGGGTGGGGTCCAGAGGAATCCCTTCCAAGTGCCATGGCGGTCGAGAAAAGCCTTGATCGGCAAAATTTCAGATTCCGTTCCGATAAACTCCAGTGGCCACGTTTCGGTCCGAGAATTGATGCCGTCTTCGGCTTCCTGGGAGTAGCCGTCGCCAAACTGCGCTTTCAACGCGCGAAAGCGAACGTCGCCTCGCGGGTTCTTGCGCGGGCACCACGAAAAAATTTCCACTACGATCACCTACCATTCAGTCGGTTCCACGACGCCCCGCCGGCCTTATACGAACGCGCAATCAGCCGCTGAAAGCGCTGGTCAACGAATTCGCCGATCTCCTTTCCGAACTGCTCCAAGCCCGTCGGCGCGTCGGTATGCACACCGCGCCCTTCCTGTAGGTAGATCGACACTTGCACGGGAGGCCCTGCCCGGTAGCCGCCGTCCATTCCAGGCCCGCTGGGCCAGTTGGGAATCTGAGCTCTAACCCCCAGACTTCCGTCCGAGGCGCGCTGCAGCGGCATGATTGCCTCGGGCCCGGCCTCAGCGAAAACGCCCGCACCTTTCGCAAACGCAAATACCTGCGGGGTGTCGTAGACGCCGTTGGAGTACGTGGAGAGGCTGGGCGACGTGTAGACATTGCCCTTGGCGTTCGCAACCCACCCATTCGATGCGATGAGGGATCCGATGCCATCACCGCCCGAGGCCTGCACGTCGCTGGCAATTTTCTCCGTCCCCCATGCCGCACCGGAAGCCATCGTGAACAAGCTTCCGGCCACCGACGTGACCAATCCCATCATCGCTTGACGGGCGGCGATTTTTGCGAGATCAGCGAGTACGCTTCTGGTGAATTCTGCGAAGTTCGCCTTCCCGGTGGTCGCGAACGACGCGACCATGTTCTCCATACCCGAAAAGAGGGTTGAAAAGACTTGCTGGGACTGGCCCATCAGGTTGGCCGCGCCGTCGACCCACTCGTTGACGGCCAGCAGCGCGCCATTCTTCCAGTCGGCCTGGAGAGCGACGCGCTGCTGCATGTAACCGCGCTCACGCTCAACCTGAGCCAGCATGGCAGCGTCGATTTCAGCAATGCCCTGCTGGTATTGCTCCGAGTCCAGCGCTCCCGCGCCGCCCTCGCGCAACATCTTGTCCGTGAAGCCGTCACGGATTCGCCGGAAGCGGTCTTGCGCCTGATTGATCGAATCGACCAGCGCCCGGTCGTTTGAACCGAGCGTCATCGCGTTGATCTGGCGGCTGACCTGCAGATCCCGGCTTTCGCGATAGTTCTGGATATCGAGCTGGGTCGCCCTGAGCGCTCCCCGGATCTTCTCCTGGTATTTCTCGATATCGGTGGCCTCTTGCTCGTGCGAACGCACGATCTGGGCCTCCAGCTCCTTTACCCGGCCGAGGTAGCGTTCCCGCTCGGCCAACTGCTTCTTGCCGCCGGCGATCTCGGCCTGCCTGCGGGCAAGCTCGAGCTCGTCCTGCAATGCAGCGCGCTGAGCCTCGGCACGCCTGTTGATGAACTGCTCTTCGGACAGCAGGCCGCGGGCGCGCTCACCCTCCAGGCGCGTGTTTTCCTGCCGTAGCGCCTCCTCGCGCAGCCGCGCCTGCGCCTGCATTGCGGCCAACTGGGCGGAAATTCCATTCTGGGCGGCAGCGCTGGCGCCCTTGTCTTCAAACTGCTTCCGGAGGTGAGCCTTTAGCGCCTCAATTTTCTGTGGCTCGATGTCTGGATCATTGGGACTTACCTTCTTGATCTCAGTAACCCAGGAATCCAGCTGCTTCAGCGCATCTTCGCGCTGCTTTCCTTTGTCTGCAGCCAGGCCAAGCTTCAAAAGCTCTTTCCTGGCCTCGATTGCAGCCTTTTGCGCCCCCGAGTTCAGGCCTTTGACTTGCGCGGTGGCGTCTTCTAAACCTTTCTGGTCCCGGAGCGACGCCAGTTCAGCACGATCAGCATCGAGGTTCAGCTCAATTTTTGCCTTGTTTGGCCCGCTTCCACCACGCCGCTCGAGCTTCTGCTCTCGCCGAGCTATCCGTTCCTCAACCTCCCGGATCTGATCGTCGAGCGTGGCGTCGCGGCCAAACGCCTTCATGGCCTCCCAGGCGCCGGAAATCTCTCCTTTAAGGCCACGCCATGCGCGTTCCAGCACGCCCACACGCTGGGTGGCCTCTGTACCGAGGTAGTCGTGCAACGCCTGTGAAGTAGCCTGCATCGCCGCTTCGCGGTTGCCGGCTTCCTCCAATGACCGGATGTAGTCCCACTGGGCGAGCGTCATGAAGTTCATGGAGCGGTTGTGCTCTTCTGCCCACTTCGTGACGCCTTCCGGCATCCGCGCAAAATCCTTGGAAATATCATCCATGGATTGGCCGGACACCCGCTGCAGCTCCACCATCGTGGCGCCCAGGCTGGAAATGGTGTCCTTCGAGATCTGGCCCGTCGCAACCAACGATTCCACCGCTTGGCGGGCCTTGCCCAGACCACCGCCACCCAACTGCGCGACAGCGGCCGACATCTCCCGGATGCCACCCGCTGTGACGCCGGCGTAGTTGCCGGTGAGCCTGATCGTCCGATTGAATCGTTCGGTCTCTTCGTGGCCTTGGTATGCCGCTATGCCAAGCGCCACCGCAGCACCCGCTACCAGCGTGTACGGGTTCACCATGGCCATCAGCGTCGAGCCAAGCGCGCGCGCCGCGGGCACGATGCCGCCGAACATGTCTTTGAGCTGTCCGCCCTGCTGCAGCATGACGGTCATCGGCTGCTGACCGCTCTGCAGCGATACGACAATGTCCGTGATCTGTGCGGGAACACCGCGCATAGCCGCGGCCGTCTCCCCAGCGGTCTTACCGTGCTTGTTCAACGCCGCAGACCCAGCGTTCAGCGCGGCCTCCTGCGCCCTCATCTGTCCGATCAGAGGCGCTGCCTGACCAGCCACGCCCAGCTCAGCCGCGCGCAACTCCAGCAGTTCGGAGCGGGTCTTCCCGATGGCCTGCGCCTGGCGCTCAAGGCTTTGCAGAAAGCGGTCGCCGGCCGTCGCGTAGGCCTGGGCACCCGCGGAAGCGGCGCTCACCGACACCGACATTTGAGACGAGGACGCGCCCATGCGCTCCGCGGCCGCGGCTGCACGTCCAAGCGCGGTCTCGGTCTTGGCGGCGAATTGAGCCGACGCGGCGCTGCCCGCGCCGAACGCGCGCAGCAGGTCCGCCTCGTCGCCGGTGAGCCGAACGCCAAGAGTCTTTTCCGTCATTTCCGATATTCGGCGTTGCGCCTATCCCTTACTGTCAAAGACCTCAATGGCGGCCTGCTCCATCGCCCTGAGCTCCATGAAGATTTCGCGACGGGCGTGCCGCTTCACCCGAAGCAAACGCAACGTCGATTCAATCTCTACCGCCGGAATGCCGACCCGTACGGGGTCCCCCATGGCGGGCGCAACCCAGGTCCAGCACCGCCCGAGCGCGAGGAACGCATTCAGCGTTACCCAGTTCTCCGGCCATACCTCGAAGGCCATCGCCGGCTGCTCACGGGCCGGCCTGGCCGCTTCGAGTACTTCCTGCGGCGCGCCGGCCGCCCGCAGTGCCGCCAGCACCTCGTCATCAGCGTCGAAGTCATCGCCCGATGACCGGGCTCCACTAGCCCAGTACTTGGCGGCCTCGATCAGTTTTTTTGCTTGGCCCCTTCATGGGCGGAAAAGAAGCCGTTGTGCAAGGGGACGACCAGTTCCGGCCAGTCCTCCAGCACGCGCTTCAACGAATCCTCGCCGAAGGGGATCGAATCACCCATGGCGTCCCTGACCCCGAGCCAACCGGCCATCTTGTCTTTGATGAAGTCGATGTCGCTGTTGTAGGGATAGGCGGGCGCACTCCCGTCGGCCCGGACGATCGGGTCCGCGCCCTGGGCAGCTCGAATCTTGTTCGCCATGCCGTCCCGCAGGTCGGCCAGTTGTTCCGGGGAATGCCGGTGGTATTGCGCGACGAACTCGATCGTGACGGGATCGCCATTCGCGCCATTGACAATGATGCTCAGCGGGAAGGCAGCGATCGGGCGACGCGTTGCGACGAAGGACATGAGATCTCTCCAGAATAGAAAACGCCCGGCATGGGCCGGGCGCTGTGGAATGGCGGGAGGGGGTTCCCGATTTAGCGGGGCTACTTGACGACGATCTCCAGCTCGTCGTTGCCGACGGCGCCGGGGTTGATGTTCATATCCAGGTTGAGCATCGCCACGCCGTCCTGATCGGAATACGTCGGGTTGGTCAGCTGGGACGCCTTCGCGTTGATCTGCACGATGTGGCCCGCGGCCACGCCATGGGTGATCGACAGCGGAGAACCCGCGCCGGAAAGGACCATGTCCGGCCAGTTCAGGTCGGCGATGCGCGGCAGCTCGAGGGACAGCTTTCCGGTCGGCTTGCGGTCCGTGATCTCGGCGCCCTCGCAGCCGATGAGCGTGCGCCATACCAGTTGGTTCGCGATATCGAACGACATGGACTGCAGGCAGCCCGTGTAGGTGCCCAGCGACCAGACGGGAGTGTTTGCCTTGTTCACCGCCTTCGGGATCTGGAAGGCTTCGAAGTTCACCCCCGCCGGCATCGCGCCATCGGTGATGGGCTGGTATGCCCCCATGAAGCGATAGCGCAGCACCGGAATGCTTTTGGCGGTGAGGTCGATCGCCACGGTCCCGCGGGCGTCCACGATCTTGTGGAACAGTCCGTCCAGGAAGTAGTGCAGGGTAATCAGCTCGAAGTCATCGGACACGGGCAGGTAGCGGACGTCCGTGGCTTCGGTGATAGTTTCGGCGAATCCGCTGGCCCGCAACAGCGGCCCCCAGCCGGGTGCAGTGCCGGGCGCGCCCGAACCGGCCAACTCGACTTCGAATTCCAGTTGCGCGTACTGGGTTACGGCGACCTGGCCGGAATTGCCCATATAGGGCCGCAGCAGTTCGCGCTCTACGAACTCGGCGGATAGAGGCGTCGCGGTCAGGTTTCGGACCAGCACCGCGTCGGTGGCGCCCACGGGCTGGGCGTCGGTTCCGCCGGAGGCCTGCAGCTTCGCCAGCACGACGGACTTTCGGGTTTTCTTAGCCATCATGGGCTCCAAAAAACGATGGCCCCGACAGGGCCTATTTGTAATGCGCCAGCCCTATCAGGCCTGGCAGTTGGCGCAGGGTGCGGTCCGCTGAACCAGGACCCGTTCGCCGGTAACCGGATCGCGCAGATAGGTGCCGCCGCGACCGTGGTGCTCGTCGGGAGCGCTGGGAACAGGCGCCGGCGCCGCCGATGCGCTGGTGGCCTGCACGATCTGCTC